TGTAACCGGGCGCTGGTCGTCGATATGGGCCTGCACCGCCTTGAGAGTCTCGTCGGACGGCAGGCCGCCGCTGGCGGTAATCACCACGTCCACGGTGCCGTAGCCCCGGCGCAGGGGGTACACATACGCCTCCGATACGCCGCTGACCTCCACCGCCCAGCGGCGATAGTCGTACTTATTGCCCCCGGCTGGCGGGCGGCGCATCAGCTCCAGCAGACGCGAAAGCAATGAGGTATCACTCTCGGCATCTGTCCCTCCGCGCATGGTTTTTATCGTTACCGCGCTGTCGATGCCCTGCGGCGCACTGAGCAGCGTGGCGGCGGTGTTGTCGCCGAGGTTGCCCACGACGCCAGTAGTCATGGCGCTGGCGCTCACGGTGACGGTGCCTTTATCGCTGAGGGCGGCCTCTGCCGTGGTCTGGTACAGGACATTGCCGCTACGCGGACGGAACTGCAGACCGCTGGCCACCTTCAGGCCCGCAGAGCCGGTAAGCGTGACCTGACCGCTTGCCGCGCTGGCGGGTTTAGGGGAAAGGCCACGTGAGCGGGCGTGCATCACCAGCCAGTCATGATCGGCGGTGTCGGGAAATATCTGGCGCAGTATCCAGCTCTGGTCGTTGTACAGACCCTGCGCCACGCCGGAGACGGCGTTCGCCCGGATGGCGTAATCACTGTCACCGGAGACGTCCGCATCCGGTAGCTGGTTGCGGATATCCCGTAGCTGTTGTTGAGTAATGTCGGCGAGTGCCGGTACGCTGCGAGCCATAATTCCCCGTTTAAACCACTTTGACCGGATGCCGGAAGGTCAGTACATTCCCGCCCGCGCTGGTGACCGTGATGGAAAGCAGCAGCCAGCCGGTTTCAGGCGAGGTGACGACCACATCAACAGTGGTCGCCCGCTTGTCATCAATCAGCGGCTGCAGCGCCTGTTCGGCATACTGGCGGGCCAGCGTGCGGGTCTGCGGCGTATCCTTCGCGCGGGCCAGTTCGTGCAGGCGAGACCCCATCTGCGGGTCAGCCCAGTATGTGCCCTTGCGAATGCGCAGACGCAGCCAGACCGCGTTATGCAGGTCGTTGCAGCGTTGTCCGGTGTAATCGCCGGTGGTGTGATCGATATAGGCGTCCATAGCGGGCAGAATGCCGCAGGGGCGCTAAGGCAGGAAGGTACGGGGGTGAAGCGGCTAAGTCCGGGGCGGGAATGCCCCGGTGGGGGTTATGCGTTTTTGGGCGGGCCTGACGGGCCATCCGGGGTGTCGTGGATGTGAGGCCCAATTTTAACACCGTTGATGGTGACTGCCACCGAGGTGATGGTGCCGCCCGTATGGCTGATATTACCCTCAAACGAGGCCGTCACGCCACCGTCACCGCCTTTAATGGCCATACCGCCGTTGCCGCTGATAAGCCCCTGTGCGGTCAGCTTCTCCGAGGTACTCAGCTCCGGCGTGGTGAACGCTGCAGACTCCGAGGCGTTAACCTTCATGCGCTTGCAGTTCAGCTCCCAGTCGTCGCAGGTGACAGCAATGATGCGGTTACGCTTCAGGACGATGCTGGCTCCCTCATCGGTATAGATGGCCACCTCACCGGATTCCAGCCCCTGCAGACGGTAGCTGCTGTGTTCGGTGGCAATCACGATCCCGTGACTGGTTCGTCCGCCCAGCGGCAGCACAATCGCCATCGCACCCTCTGGCGGTACGGTGGTGAAACCGTACTGCTGGAACATCTCAATGCCTTCCAGCCCTTCAGGGGCCAGTCCGGCCACCTGCGCGGTCTGTACGCCCCCCGTGGTGGTGATACGGGTCAGCACGCCACGAAAGGCCAGACGTATGCCGCTGAGCGCCTTACGGATGCGTTTATCTACCAGTCCAGAAAAATCAGGCATTGTCGACCTGCTCCCATGTTGTCCACAGTCCCTTGTCTTTTTTGCCGCGCCGGTGTCCCTTGCGATGGCCGGACTTCGGATATGCATCCGGCAGCCAGATACCGTCCTCACGCAGCAGCAGCGAGGTTTCCTGCCGCTGGCCACGACCGCCCCGGAAGGTGCGGCGCATGATGAAGTAAACGTCGTCGACCCCGTGGACGTCGCTTTTAACGTAAACCCGCTGGCCCGGTGCCCACAGCGTGCCGTTCGCGGTGGTGAAGCCCCGCAGGGTGGCCGAGAGCGCAAAACCGTTCAGTCTGGCATCTGCCTGCAGCTTGCGGGCGCGAAACTGCACCTCTTCATCGCTCTGTGAGTCACCCTCTACCACGATGCGCGGGCGGTAGAGCGTCATGGTGGTATCTTTCACCGTGCATTTGCGGTTTGCCTTGCCATCTTCATGCCCTGTGCCGTGGCCCTGCGCCAGTACCGTGGTCTGAGAGTAACGCCCGCTCATATCGGTACGCTTGCCCAGCCTGAGCAGGTTATTGTTCTGCCCGTTACGGTGCATGATGAGCGTGTCCACCGGCGTGGCGCTGTAGTCCGGCCCGCCGATAATCAGCGTACCGTCCGGGGCCATCCACGGCCACAGGCCGCTCATTTCGGCGACACGTTTCAGGGCGTCCCACGCGCTGTCTCCCGGCTCGATACTGACCTTCTTCACGCTGCCGGGGTTCTCAGCCTGCATGCGGATAGTGGTCACGCCCAGCGGCTTAATCACCTGCGAGATAACCTCCTGCAGCGTCATTTCCTGTGCGGTAAAAATGGGGGCCGAACAGTCCACCAATACCGCCGCTGCGTCGCGCCCGGTCAGCTCCAGCATATGCTGTCCACGGCTCACGTCGTGACTCAGTTCATCAATCATGCCGGTCATGATGGTGCTGTCGCCGTAGCGCAGCTCGGCTCTGGCTCCGGCCTCCACGTTCACGGGCAACACCGGCTCGGCGGTGCCGACCGACAACTGCCAGCCGCCCGCGGGGGTCAGCAGGTCGGAATCCACCTCGAAGCGCTCCCAGTCGTCGTGCGACCGCCCCCCGATACGCAGCGTCAGGCGCTGCTCATCTTGCCCAGGCATACAGCACATCCCCCGGATTCAGGTTATTTGACTCGCGCAATGATGGATTGAGGCGGGCCAGCTGCGTGGCGCGGGACGCGTCGCCGTACCACTCAAATGCCAGCAGGGGCAGATTACAGCGACGCGTCACCTGACGCTGCACCAGCGGCGGCAACGCCAGAATCAGCCCGCGAGCCTGCTCCTGCAGGTGCCAGGCGCTTTCCTGCAGCGCGGCAATGATGGCCTGATCCTGACGGGTGTCCGGCGTACCGGCCTGCTCGCGAACGGCAGTGGCCATACGCGCCGAGACGGACGCCCGCTGGGCCGCTATCGCCTCCACAATCAGGGTGCGCACGTCGCCGGTGATGCGCTCAATATCGGTGGAGGACAGCGTCGGGGAGGCGGTCTCATTCACAAAGATATCGCTGGCCGTGTCGGTCATTTCGCTCACGGCCACCAGTCGGATGGCCTGGTTGATCATCTCCGTATCGCTCTGCGGCATCACGCTGGCGCGGCGTAGCGTGGAAGCGAATACGCTGCCGGAGGACATGGTCTGCTGCGAGGTGGTGCGCTGAGCCGGTAACGTCAGCATGGTGTCCTTCAGCCCGGTCAGCGCGTTCCAGTCTGACAGGCGCGAAGCTTCGCTCAGTGACAGCCGGTCAGTGAATGCACCGGTCAGGTGCTTCAGGTCGGAGATAAAGGCGGTCGGGTAGTCCAGATAGTCGAGGGCGCTGCCGATGGTGGACTGCACCTCGTTTGCCAGGGCGTTTACCACGTACTCGGCTGAGGCGATGATATTGGTGACGCGGGCAATATCCTGCTGAATATCGCGAAGCCGGTCCATTGCGTCCCCGAACCAGCCAATCGCGCTGTCGAAAATACTGTCGCCGTCTGCTTCGTAATGGGTGGTGGCGAACAGCGCATCGGGCTTGCCGCTCTCCACAAAGACCAGGTCGACGGTGACAGCGTTAACCGGTTCCACCTCATGGAAAACCCCGGCCTCCAGAAACTGCACGTCCGGCACAGAGCCGTATACCGGGTGAACCAGCTCGCCGGTGCCCGCCGTTTTAAGGGCATTTAAAAAGGCTTTAAGCTGCGTCTGGTAGCGGTTGCCCCAGAAGAGTGCCTGCAGGCGGAAGTTCACCGCCTTCAGCCCCTGGTCTTCCACCTCTTCGCCGTCCCGGTACGGGTAAGCGTAGGACACGGTGTCCTTTGCCAGCGTGTCGCGGGTAAACAGGCAGTCAAACTCCACGCCCCGGAACGAGGCAGGCATCAGAAGGTCTATCCCCAGCGCTGAAGCAATCTCGTTAATCGTATCCGCCACTATTTCCTCCTCGAATCAACATCAATCCGGCGCAATACCGTATCTGTCACCTCGCGGCTGTCGAGGTAGATATTAGCCACAATCGGTTGCTGCGGCCCCTGCGGGCCGTAGGGAACATTTGCACCAGCAGGCGCAGGTTTTGCGGTACTGTTCTGCGAGAAAAAGCTCTTGATTTCATCAAAGGCATCCAGAAAGCCAACTGGCTTAGGCATGTTGTCCGGGATGTTGTAGCCATCCTCTTTCAGCCTTTTAACCTTATCGTCGCCACGCTCCAGAAACTGGTCGTAAAACTGGCCCGCAGCCATGTACCCTTCAGCCAGTGGCGCACGGACGACCTTGCCCAGCAGGCTTCCGCCTTTACTGAGTAGGCCTCCGCTTTTTGCAGCTGTTTCGGCGGCTTCTTCTGCCACAGCTGAGCCACCGCCCCGGAGACGTTTCCACAGCTTCTGCCCGCCCGCCAGTGCCAGTGCCCCCAGCCCGGCACCACCTGCGGCCCCGATGCCCTGAATGGCGGAATAAGCCCCGCTGATCGCGGTGGTCAGTTTGGGAAATTCTTTCGCCAGCTCAGCCGCTTTATCAGCCGCCTCCCCAACCCACTTAGTGAAAGGAGAGGCAGTATCATTGGATGAAAAGGCCGCTTCGTTTTTGGCTTTGTTGACCTGAAATGCCGGGCTGTCCTTCACCAGCTCAAAGTCAAGGTCAGCTGAGGTTTTCCCGGCAGGCATATCAAACTGCTCGTTACCTTCCCCGACCAGCTTGTGGTAGTAGTCCTTGTTACGCTCCCAGTTCAGGAAGCCCATACGGGAATATTCATTGGTGAAGATTCTCCCCACGTTCTGGCCGTGAATCTGGTCGCGTCATGCCTCCAGCTGCGCTCTGGCCTCACCGGGAGCCGTCCGGGCAATCTGCTTATTCAGGTCCACGAACTGAGGATCGTGCTCATCCATGCTGCGAATGGCCCGGTCGACAGTATCAAGCGGGGTCAGCCCCTTCGCCGCGTCAGCACGCATCAGCGCACGAATATCAAGGCCGCGCTTGCCGACTTTGATTTGCTTGAAATTGTTGGCCAGCGTCGGTGAAGACAGCTCAGAGAGCAGGTTGGTGGTGAACGTCGCCGCTTCTTCAGGGGAGCCAGCACCGCGTGCAGCCGCCTCAAAAAGTGCAGCAACCTGTGAGAAGCCGGTGCGACCGTGCAGGCCAATGGACTTGGCAGACTCCAGCGCCTTTGGCATCTCTTTGGCCAGCAGTGGCACATCCACCATGCCGTTCTGCGCCATTGTGGTGGTGACACTGAGGCCTGCTCGCGCATCCTTCTCGTTAAGCCCAAAGTTAAACGCGCTGGACTGAAGGCTGGCGACAGAGGCCGCATCGGTTTCGGTTGCGGTGGCGTTCTTCATGACGCCAGGCAACGCCCGATAGGCCTGCTCTCTGGTCATGGTGCCGGAGCGGAGCATCACCTCCAGACCATGAAAAGCGCCATTGATATCGCCGCCACCGTCACGCAACGCGGCTTTGATCGCACTGTCGATATCTGTCATCCCCGACTGTCGTCCGGCCAGATTGTCATGCTTGTAAGCGAAGTTGGCCACCTTGCGCAGTTCGGAATCGTACTCCATCTGATTCTCGATGGGCTTGCGCATCACCATTGCACCGGCAACCAGACCGCCCCCGATGGCACCCACGGTTTTGCCCACGCGGGCAAGGCGCTGATAGCTGCGCTCGGTTTCGCCCAGCTCGCGTTTGAGCCTGGCAACGGTCGCCTGCGTCTGGTTCCATGCGCGGGTCTGTTCGCTGGCGCTCATGGTGCCGCTGCGGGAGAGACGGTTGTACGCGGCCAGCGTCTGGTTAATCTCGCGGCGGATGGACTGCTCGGAGCGAATACCCAGCGTTTCGCGGGCCTGCGCCTGTCGGCGGTACTCCTGTAGGGCCGGGTTCATCTTCTCCTGGACACGCAGCGTCTCGCCCATCTCCTGTCGCAGACGGGAGACCGTTGACTGCATGCGCTGGTAAGCCCGTTCCTGCTCCTTGACCGACAGAACGCCGCTACGCTCAAGTCGGTTATAGGCCGCGACCGTGCGGCTGATTTCCCGCTGGATGTTATGCTCTGAGCGTATTCCCAGCGACTCACGGGCGCTGGACATGCGGCGGAACTCTTCGGATAACGACCGGATTTTGGGCGTGGCGTTATCCTGCACGCCAAATTTAATCTGAGTATCAAAATCACGGGCCACGGGGCAGTCCTCTTAGCGGGAAGCAGCGCTGCGTGCCCTTTTACGGGGGCGACGCAGGCTGATAACGGTGCGGTTTTTCTGCCAGGCTTTGGGGTTTTCCCGGCGGGTGATGGCATCCAGCCATCCGGCCAGCTCTACAGCGCTGGCGCGTCGGATTTGCTCTTCTGTGATGCCGTATCGTCCGAGCCGGATGACTGTGTACCGGTATTCGGTAAAGCGCTGCTCATGGATTTGAGCTTTTTTTTCACCTCATCGCGCAGGGTGCGCAGGTAGGCATAATCCTCAGAGACCAGATTGTCGCAGAGCAACTGATAGGTAATGCTCTCAGCGGGAATGTCGCCAATCTTCGTCAGCGTGCGGGCCAGCACAGCAATCGGCACGCCAGCGTCAGAGACGCCGTCTTCAATCACGGCAATCTCGTCTCCGACCGTTGCCAGACCCAGTTCCACGTCCTGGTGGAGCTTGCCATCAAACAGAATGCCAACCGGCAGTGAACCTGTGCAGGTAATGTTCCCGGACATCATTATTCCTCAATTTTGTTAAGTGCAAAGGCGGTGATGTTGATACGCGCCTCGTTATCCACGGTGTACTGCTCACCGACCTGCGTGACAAACACATCCTGATAGGTGGTGCGTTTGCCGCTGCCGAGCGGCGTCTGGGTCAGTTTTGCCCCGGCAATCTGCGCCCAGTTAACGGTGGTATCCTTTGGCACCACTGCCGTGATGGCCAGCTCCCACGTGGCGATACCCTGGGTATAACCTTTCGCGCGGCCAGTGCTGTTCATGGTCTTGACCAGCTTTTTCCCGGTTGTCTCGGTGGGGTTGAAGTCAGTGACCTCAACCTCCACGCTGTTAACGTCCAGGACAATCGAGCCTACGTATTCAAGGGCCATTGTCGTCTCCTTACATCAGATAGCCGGACACCGGCATGTAAAATGACGGCGGCGAACACATGCAGACCCCGCACGATTGCTGCCGGAATGGTGGCCTCCGCCCGCGTATCGTCCTGTAGGCTGCGGGTGACGGTAAGCTGGTCTTTAAGCGCGTCGACGTTCTCCACAATCTCCAGCTGCTCAAGCGAATACAGCACATCGAGCAACTCGGAACGGATGCGGGCCAGTCGGGCATCGGTGAGCTTTTCTCGCGGGAAGCGCTGGGTGTAGCGCGTCCGGCACGCCAGGCGTACATAGTCGAGCGAGCGGATAATGGTGATATCCATCAGCGACCGGTCGGTCACGCCAGCGGCGTTCTTCACGAAGGTACTGACCGAGCGCACGATACGCACCACGCTGCCGTCCACCTCAAACGGCGTCAGGCCGTTCATCAGGGCATTTTCCTGCTCGGTACGCCCCGGCCAGTTGTCCTGCGGCGTGATATCCAGCCCCGGTAACGTCAGGGTGTTCAGCGGGCGGGCCGGATCGGATTCACTGGCCATCACCGCACCGTAAACTGCCGCCAGCTCGCCGTTCGGCAGTGCTGAACCGGCATGCCAGCCGCAGGAAATACGCGGCGCGTTAACCTTGCTGGTCAGCGTGGTGCCGCTGGCAAGCGTCCCGTTCCAGCCGGTGATACCCACAGCGCCGCGCTGCTCAAGCGGCCCGGAAACGTTATCCAGATGCGCGGATAGCTTCGCCAGCGCATCATCGCTGGTATACGGCAGCATAATCATCGTGTGCCCGGAGGCGAATACCGCGCTGAATGCCGCATCGAGAGACGGGTCGCCCTGACCACCGCTCATAGGCGTCAGCGTGGCCGTGAGACCACTGGCGGTGATGGTGCAGATCAGGCCGCACTCATTACCGGTACTGCCCTTGTTGCGGGCGGTCAGCACCAGCGCCTTGATTTTCGTGGGATTACCTTCACCGTCGTCAGGGCCATCAATCTCACCCACGGTGGCGCTCAGGGGCAGATCGTCCTGCAGCGTTATTGCGCTGGCCAGTGAGGCCATCACGTCATCGGCTTTGTCTCCCTGGCTGACAGCAACAGCAACGGTGGTGCCACAGATAGCCAGACGAACCTGACCGGAACCGCTGGCGGTGCCGTTAACCACCACCGAACCGGTTGCCGCCACGCCCGCCTCAGCATCATCCAGCCCGACTACGGTCAGCTGTATGTACTGGTTCGCCTTGATCGCCGCGCGGGCCATACGATGCGCCTGTGAGCCACGTCCGAAGTACAGCGCCGCCTCATCGTCGCTGAAGACATTCACCGGCGTGAGAACTTCAGCAGCGGTTGTCTGCGTCAGACGCTGGGCAATAATCAGCAGCTTCTGGTCGTTGGTGGCCAGCGCACGTGAGGCCAGCGTAGTGTTGAACGCGAAATAAGCGCCGGGCTTATAAATCGGGTTCGGAATAGTTGTAATATCCATAGTCATTTATCCGCCTTAGCTGCCGAAGCAGCAGGTTTATCTGCGGTTGTATCGGACGGTTTTGCGTCAGCAGCCTCAGTTTCAGCGGATTTAGCTGGATCGGCATACGGCAACAGATCGCCATCCCTGAGACGGCGCAGCCAGTAGGCCGTCTCCGGTACGTCCACAGCCTCTTTGTCCGTGATGTAACGGTCAGGACGGCCTTCCACCGGCACCTGAATACCCTGGCGGGCAATTACCTTAATCATCGTTGTCAGTCCTGTTGTGCATGATATCTTCGGCGACCGGGTCAGCAACGCCGGGCTGGAAGTAGGCCATGCGGGTGCTTTCATGCCACGGCAGCGGTTTTTCGATGCGCCCCTTCCAGCGAACAAAGTCAGCGTCGTCATCGGTCGGCAGCTCCGGTGCAGGCCAGTGGCCGTTATCCAGTGCATCCTCCATCCACTGCGTGCTGAATACGCACTCGTAGACCGCCACGCCTTTATCGTTAAACGCCTGCCCGGCTACGGGGCGCACGCCTTCAGGCTTCAGATAATCAATCTTCAGCCCCAAATCCTGCCCGGTGAGCAGGCGGCGCACGCTGCGAATAAGGCGATAGCATCCCGGCTCTTCAGTCCCCGGCCCGCCGTGGCGGAGCGCCTCATTGCTGCGCAGGTTGTAATCCACGACAAAGACGCTGAAGCGACCGGTGACGAGGAAGCGGCGGCGGGAGGTGTCATGTGCCCGGCTGTTAGTGATGCCTGAAAACACCACGCACACGCCGGGGAGCTGCCGCAGGGCCACGCCGATATCCGTGGCCAGCACGTTCCATGTCACTACAGGGTTGTTGACCATCCGGCCCAGCCCCTGCTGCAGGCGTTCACACAGCGCTTTTTCGATGGTGGTAATCATCAGTACGCCCCTCCACCCGTGCGGTTACGGCTCCACAGATCGTCGCCACCGGAATAAAACTCGACGGTCGGCGTCGAGGCGTCGACGGTGCCGCCGTTCTCCGGGTTTGAGCCGATACCGGCCTTGCCACTGGCGACCAGCTTCAGCCAACTGATAGCATCCTCGTAGCGCAGGCGGATCACTTCGTTGCAGGTATGCTCGTTACCGGTCAGCAGATAACGGGCGATATCGCAGCAGTAATCACGCAGCGCATCGGGCACCTGCCGCAGCGGCAGGCGGTAGCGGGCACCGATATACGCATCAATCCTGCCGCTCGCCGACCGGAGGTGGCGGGCGAGACGCTCATCATCCGCCTCATCACTGTTCCATGGCGCTGACACGCTGACCGCATCACGCTCTGTGAAATAGGTTTTGTAGTCCTCCGGGGTGGCGTAGCTCATGGTCAGTTTCCTTTACCCGTGGAGCCGTAAGCCATCTGCCAGTAGCCGAACGCAGCGGCACCGCGAGACTCAACGCCATATTTATACTCAGCCCGCATAAAGACGTCGTCCGAGTCCATATTGGTCTGGGAGACAAAGTCCGGGGATTCACGCTCCTGGAAGATAAGCGGCTTCAGCACTTTGGTGGTGTCGAGGAGATACCACTCGGTGTCGGTTTTCAGATCCTGAATCACCAGCACTTCCGCAGAGCCTTTGTAGAGGTTCGGCTTACCGTCTTCCAGGCGTTCAGCGGTCATCAGCGTCCTGGCGACATCTTCCAGCGCCGGAGGGACAACCAGTACATCCGGGGTGATGTTCAGCGGACGGTCGTGGCGGTCTTTCAGCTTTTTCATACTGGTGCGGGCCGCACCAAAGGACGCTTTCGCTTCAGCCTGAGACGCAACGGACAGCGGTGCCTTGCCCATGTTGCTGTAGGTTTTGTCACCAATAACGTGTTTGTCGCTGAAGAACGGCTGACCATCGTAAGCCTTCTCGATGAAACCTTTGGTCAGTAACTCAAACACAATCTCATGCGGCCACATCGCCGCGCTTTCACCAGCACCCGCAGCCTGAATGCCGTAGATACCCAGTTGGTCATCCTTGATGTGGTTGCGCTTGACGACAACCGTGGCCTCAAAATCCTTGTTCGGTACGGTAAAGTCCTGTTTCAGCAGCCTGGTCAGTTGCTTCTCACCAATCCACTCGCGCATCTTGGGGAACATCTCAAGCCACGCGTAGTAGTTCGCCGCCCCCGTGGAAGGGATACGGGTTGCCACGCGCTGCCACTGGGGTTTACCCAGCGTCAGACCGTTCTGAAACGACTTTTTAAGGTTCAGAAACAGCACGCTGAGATTGGCTTTGTTGATTGCAGCCATAATATTTTCCTTATAAATCAGTAAGTCCAGACGCCGTCACTTTCGATCAGGATGATTTTCCCGGCGCTGCTGCGGGTCGCTTCACCTGCAGGCGTCTCGCCTTCAGCAGGCGTACCGCCGTTTTCAGCAGACAGCGTCTGGTTATCGACGATGTAAGCGCGGCTGAGCAGACTGGCCTGAGTGATGGTGCCATCGCTGGCCCACTTGAACGCTTTGTTGGCGCGAACGTTGATAAGCTGCGCCCCGTCTTCACCGGCGCTGTTATCCACGGACTCGTCGGCACAGCCCGCATATTTCAGAGTGGCATCCTCCTTGCCATTGACGGCAAAGCCGGTCGCGTTTACACAGACGATGGCTCCCATCGGGATAACTTCGCCTTTGGCAACGGGCACCGGCACCAGAATGCAGTCGCGCCATGCCGTGTCGCGCGGTTCAGTGATAGCGGTCATTTTTTCTCTCCGGTCAGGTCTTCAGCGGTATTACCGAACTGGCTGCAGATAGCCAGCTGCTCGGCGGTCAGTTCGACGCTATTGTCCCGGCCACCCTCAAACGTCATACCGTCAGACTGCAGCTGTGACAGAGCCTTGATGGGCTTACGGGTGCTGATCATCTTTTCCATCAGCGCATAGTTGCTCTTGCCCAGCTCGCGCAGGTTGTCTTCATCCGCACCTTTCATCACGCGCCCGTCACTCAGGGCGGCGGTCAGCAGGGTCTCGACCTTGTCGCCCTGAATCTGAGAGGACAGAGAGGCCAGTTCATTACGGAGATCGTCCACCACGGCCACAGGCACAAATTTGGTGGGGTCAGGCGCACCGGTCTGCGCGCCAGACAGGGCGGCAATCTTCGTCTGACCTTCCTGAATGGCCTGGTCTTTTGCGGTCAGCTGTGCCTTGTGAGCGTCAATCAGCGCACCGATGCTGGAGCAGTTGGCCTCTTTGAGCTGATTGTTCTGCAGGTCTTCCAGTGCGGTCTGAATAGCCGCCTCATCAGCCTCCTGCTTCAGCCCCATGATGGCGCAGAGGGTGAGACGCAAATTTTCGTTCATCGGTTTTTCTCCGTTATCAAAAAACATTAAGGACGCCGCCACCTGACGCATCCCGTCCAGCACAGGCATATTGGTGAGCGCGGCGTTGACCAGCTCCCGCACGTTTCCCTGCTCGTCATAGCGGAAGGTCGGCGATACATAGCGGTATTCATCAGCCTGAATCAGCGAGGCGGCACGTTCAGTCCACTTGACGTCAGCAAACAGGCCTTCACCCTCCACCCAGGTCAGAGACTTAAACCAGCCTGACGCAGGCACCGGGCCACTGGCCTGTGGGGCATTCAGGGACTGGTGCTCATAGTCAAACTGGTAGTCATTCACCCGGCTGTTGGCGGCATCAATCAGACGCTGTGCCAGTGAGGCGTCCAGGAACCAGCGCTGACCACCTGACGGCGCACCAAACCAGCCAGCCGGAAACAGCTGAATACGGGCGGTGTTGTCCTTGTTGATGCCTGAAAGTGAGGCGGTGGCGAGCTTCCACATCGGTGTATTGCGTCCTGAAACTGTCAAAGTGAGGACAGGATAGGCGGCAGGCTAAATGCCCGACAGTTACAGGGGTGAAGCGGTAAGAACAGGGGGAGGAATCAGGGGATTAAGACAGTAACACCGTGGCTGCATGGCGCAACCCCGTTTAAAACCCGTTTAAATCGCGCAGAATGGCGTTAAAACAATGCAGGGGTAATACGTTACCCCCGAAAGCGAAAAAACGCCACAACGGCCTTTTGTGGGCTTATCAGTCTTCCCCGCCAAGATGGTCAATGACCGCCTGGCGGATGGCGTCGTTATCATCATCCGTCAGGCTGAGGAAAGGACGGGCCGGAATATCTGAACTAGGGTGGTTGACCTGACTCGCAAAGCGTCCGTTAAAGTACAGCGCTTTTTTGTTGCGGGGGCGGATGATGTGAGGGCGCGTTTTCCCGCCCATCTGGTGGATTCGGGCATAGACCACATTGGTGCCCACCACCGCCTGATCGTTATCGGCGAACGGCTCAATTGAGCCGTGCAGGCGTCCGGTCTTCATCAGCGGCTTGCCGTCTCGATATTTAAGCGGCTTCCACGCCGGACGCCCGCCCTGAACAAAGTTCTCATCCACCGCATCGAGCATAATACCCGCGACCTTATTCATCAGCGGCTCACGGTGCTGGCAACGTGCGGCCAGCTTGTCGAGCCAGTCGCGGAACTCGTCAGAAATATCGATATCGAGCTTCATGCATTCCCCTCCGGCAGCGTACCGTCAATCAGGCGGGCGCGTGCGACGGCTGCAGGTGACCACGGCACCGAGGATACCGGTTCAAAGCCATCAGCGCTGTGGGCAAGCGTGACCACGCTGTAGCCCGTTAAATCTTCCACCACCATCAGCAGAAACTCGCGGCGCTGCAGCACGGCCATCGGGTAACGAAATGCCGATGCCAGACGTCCAAGCCACGACGCACTGGCTTCCCGCAGGCTGACAGCCGTTTGCGCCGGTAAGGTGATAACCGGCGACGGCAGAGTCGCACTGTCACTGATTGCAGCCAGCACCAGCGGTGATAATGCACCGGCGCGGCGAAAATCCCTGCCGGGTCGCGCAGGCAGCGAGCGCACCCAGCGATCAAGATCGCGGTTCATTGCCGTGGCCAGCCGGTTATTGCGCAGCGTTTCATACACTGCCTGCGCGGCAAGGCGTGGAGGGGCATCAACGCTTTTCTCCAGGAGGGACTGACCCAGCCCGGCCAGATACCCACGCCCCGGATTAAGGTGAAAGCCCGCGTCCGGCACCAGCAGTTGCCCGGTCTTAGGATCACGAAACGCTGTCACCGGGCGCATCTCCCCGTCAGTGCCGTAAGGTTGCTGGATTGTGGTCATGTACGCTTCCGAGGATTCAACACCAATCGGATGCGCATCAACCTGAGCCTGCGTGAGCGCCCTGACAAAGCAGCGGCAGTTATAGCCATTCGGCGGAAACAGCACATTCCAGATAGGATCGTCCCAGCGGAATATACGCCCGTGCAGGGCTGCATGTGCAGGCCGGGTGCGACCGTCCATGATGGCGTTGTACTGCCAGTAAGGGCGCTCTTTCGCATTCGCCACCATCCACTGCCAGCGGCCCGCTGCATGCGCCGACTGGATATTGGTGCGAAAAATGGTATCCAGCCGATACGGCATCAGCTTTTTGCCCTGCAGCACGCCATCATCATCGGCAACCAGCCCGCGCCCCAGCCAGCCCTTACGCTGCAGCAGCGGCTCCAGTTCGTCCTGGAACTGGCTGAAGCTCATCCCTTCCGTAAGCGAGCGCGTCAGGCTGTTCTGGATATCGCTGAGAACATCCAGCTTTGTGATGCCGGCCACCGCAAACTCCACCGCGTGAGCCTCGTCCTGCATATCCTTCCAGCTCATGGTGGGCGCTAACCCTTTTGACTGGAAGTAAGCTATCGCCCGCGCCGGTGGCAGGGTCATGGCAAAACCTGCATTAATTTCAGGCATTCTGCTGCCCCATGAAGTCTGCGACAAAGACCGCCTGACCAACCAGCTCGCGCAGGGCCATATCGTCCAGCGCTGGATAGCTGGCTGCAAGAAGCTCGTAAACCTCATCCGGGCTTCGGGCGGCTTTTACCTTCGAAATAAGCGGTTTCAACATTGCTTCAGCAGCGGCAGTGGCCTGAATGGCCAGAAGCTGCGGAGCGGCATCCAACTGCAGCTGTACCTTGTCAGTTCCACTCTGCGGCACAGAGAGGGCAGCAAGTCGGGCCTGCATGACCTGAGACAGTGCGGCGTCACCAGCCTGCTGGCGGGCCAGCGGTTTCAGGATGGTCTGCCCCTCCTGAGGCAGCGGGATACCGCTTTTCTCCGAGACCCAGTCAGCGGTAATGTCAAAGCCCGCCTGCTGGGCAGTGTTCACTACCGTCATCAGGCGCTCAAGGTCAACGGACTCGCGGGCATCAAATTCCAGATACGGTGCCCGCTCCGGGTTAAAACGCCCGTTTATCGCCAGCACTGGCCACAGCAGCTGCTGGGTCAGCGTCTCCGCCGACATCCATGCATCACCGACGAGGAGATCGTGACGGATTTCGTTATGCACATTTCCGAGCGCATTGGTCGAAGATTTGCCGTCAGCCTGGCTGGTCAGCGTCCCGCCGAGAATGACCTTTGACTGTACCTTCTCGCACCAGCTCACCATATCCAGGAAAGGCGCACTCTGGCCTGCTGACGGAGAGACCAGCGAAATTTCAGCATTAGACGGAATGATGCCACCGCCTTCGCGGGCCAGCATGCGGATACCGCGAAGCAGGTTCAGTCGCTCCCTGTCGGTCATGGAGGCATCATACTTACCAATACGGAATGGCAGGCCGTAGAGGTTCAGGAACTGCGCCCAGTCGCGGGCAGACAGATTCTTGAACAGGTACGTCCAGACCAGCACGCGGAACAGGCCACTCTGCGCCACCGGGCCGGATTTGGACTTGTGCTTATGCACGATCCAGCCCATATCCCACAGCTCCTCGCCGCCCACGCCGCCACGGTTCAGGCGGATACTGTCAAGGTCGTTCTGCGGCATCGTGAAGGCCCGCGCCGGTCGCTTGTGGAACGCTGACGGAAGCCAGAGTGACCCTTTACGGCCCCATTCGATCTCGATACACGAAAAGCCGTGACCGATGGCATCAAGCATATCCATCAGCATCTCCCGGAATCCCGGCAGATGGCGCAGCCACCAGTCGGCCTCCGCCGCGACTTTTTTCTCTGCCTCGGTCGCATCCGGGGGCGGCTTGACGGAAAACGGCAGCGTCAGCAGCGCACGCTTACGCTTTGACAGCTCGGCGAACAGGTGGCCGTCGCGCTCTTCCATATCGGTAAACAAGTCGCTCTGTGCCTGAATGTCGCCCTGTTCGGCAGCGCTGAACAGGGCATACACCCGCTGAATATCCAGCCCCGTAGAGGGGTGCGTAGCGGTATCACCATAAAGAAAATCATCGCCACTGCTCTGCATGGCCTGTGTGTTATCGCGGGAAAAAAATCGTTTAAACGCGGTTTTAATGTCCATTTACCATCCTCCAGACCCGAACCCGTCAGAGCCATAATCGTCGTCATCGTCATGCCTGCGGCGTGAGGGAGAATCCGACTCCACCGCCTCCAGCTGGCTGACGGGAATAAATTCAAAGTTACCCACGCTGGTTGACGCGATGGCAAACAGCATATGCAGCGCATCCGGGCCGTCATCGTGGTCAGCCATCGGGAAATGCATCAACTGTTCACGCAACGTGGCGAGCGCACGGGCGATCAGAATGTGCTCGCTCTCCATAAAGGGCTGCAGAGATTCAATACGTCCGGCCTTGTCAGTAGAGGGAATAACAGCGCGGGCTGGAACGGGGACGCCCGCCTTCAGGGATTCTTCTATCAGCGTCTCGCGCAGAAAGTCCTGGAACTGCACCGACTCAAACGCCCACGCGACGCAGCCGAACTCGCGCTGCAGCTGGATAACATCGGTAATAATCGCTTTGAGGCGGCGCACGCGGATATCGGCGCGGACAACCTTGAGCACCTTTTTGATGCGGTGCCATCCGCCAATCAGCAACGCGCTGGGGTCGTTGCCCCGGCTGTTGTGCTTGCCGAGCGACGGGTCGCAGGCACCGAAGTAAATCAGGTCAGGCTCCAGCTCCCGCCACTCATGGATACAGCCGTGGAAGATGGCATGCTCGCCGCTGACGGGGTCATTCTGGTATTCCGCATCGAAAGCGCGGGTGCCTACGCGCACGCGGATCAACATCAGCGCCAGCAGTGGTCGAGCGGCCCAGGAAACGTGGGAGCCTTTCAGCAGCGCTTTTTCATGGCGGTTATAGAACGCCTTCGCAGCATTTTTACCCTTACCACGCAGCACCGCTTCCCACTCATCCCACAGCGCCAGATTCTCAGGCCACGCGAGGATTGCCTGGAAACGTTTCGCGTTCCACAGCGGGTTTTTCATGGTGCGGGCCAGCACGGAATCGTAGTGCAGGATTGACCCGACGTAGATAACATCGAGCTTGACCCCGGCCCCGCCCAGCGGCAGCACCGTGCTGTTCAGCCACTTCTCCAGCTTGTCACGCTGCTTTGGTGTCACCACGTTCTCGTCGTTTTCGAGGTCATCGAGGTGAACCAGGTCAGGACGATATGCGCCGTGCTTACGGCCACGCAGACTCTGTCCCTGACCAGCCGATTCAATTTTGATGCCCGACGCAGTCAAAATGCAGCCGATACGCCACACCCGTCCCTGTCCGCAGGCCTCCGGGAAGTCCAGCGCCAGACCGGCGTTATAGAGCAGCTCGGCCTTAATCACCTCAAGAGACTCCGCCGACTGAGCGGACGTGTCGAAGGCGATTATGATAAATTTCTTCAGCTCAAGAACGACGCACCACAGGTCGAACAGCTGCTGACCGAGGGTGGTTTTTGCTTCACCACGCGGGGCGGCAATAACGTCATTCTCACTCTCAGGGCTGGTGACAATCTGCGGCAGGCGCTCATACAGATACTCGTGCAGCGCACTGGTTTCCGGGTGATGGAGGTGATGCTTAAAGTAGGTGTTTACGAAGAAGCGAAACCCGGTCACCGGATCGCTGACCTGTAACCGGCGAGCCTGTATCGCCTCCGGGCTGCTGTCCAGACCACAGCTTGCGCTCTCTATGCGGTCGCGCAGCTCCCCCTGAATGCGGGCAATCTTCTCGCGGAAGGCTTTAAGCGATGATTTGGACGACACTTATCTGCCCTCAGTCCTGACTGCGGTTCGCCAGCGCCGCCTCAATCTGCTCCAGCAACACGGATTTTGCGTGCCATACCGATTTGCCATAAAGACCATCGGCCTGGTGAATCTCGCCATCTTCAGTCTGTACCATCAGGTAATCGCTTTGCACGTATACGCGAACGATGGTATCGGCACGCACAGCATTGCGATCGTTCAGAGTAATAAACTGCTTAACGGGTTTGGTAACTTCAGCCATATTTCTTCTCCACAATCTGCTGAAACTCAGGTAATACGTCCAGAAAGCCCGCCATCAGCGCCGGGTGCTTATCGCTGAGAAAGGCGGCTAAATCCTCCACCACGCCCGCCGCGACGATCAGACGGTCGGTCTCCGGCAAAATGCGCTTACTGGCGGCTATCATCTTGTTAAAGCCGTCCTGCAGCTTTGCCAGCAGGCTGGCGTAATCATCGGCTGGCAGTGCGGTCTGACCGTCTGCACCTTCACGGGCCTTGCGCAGCTGTTCCATCGCATGCTTATGGTGCTCAAGGAACTCCAGCAGCAGGTCACGGGTGATATCCTCCGGCACGCCGGACGACAGGCGACGGGCCGCACGCTGTTTGTCCCAGTCGTCGCCGTTCTCCCGCGACTCACGCCGCCAGCGGATAACCGACGCCACGCTGACCCCGTGCATCGGCCCCAGCACTTCGGGGGCGATCCCCTGCGCAATGTAATCGCGCCTGACGGCATCCCTTACCGCTTTCGGGTGCGCCATTAGCGGCCCCCCGTGGCATCGGTGCGGCGGTCTATACGGTCGTTCATGCGCTCAATCGACTGCTTAATTTCCGAGAGCATGGTCATAATCTGCTCCTGATCGCGGAGTGCATCTGATTTGAGCTGAAACACCGTGTACATCTGCCGGTTCTCTTCCCACAGGCGGTTAATTGTGGAGTGCAGATTCTTTATCCAGAAAGTAAAACCGAACGAAAAAACGCCCAGTAACGCGGTTTGCCAAAATTCCACAATGTGTCCTGCGTCCATTTATTGGTCCTCCTTGCCTGGCCAGAAAAACACCTCAAGAGCCTTGAGTTTTGCGACGTTCGTCTGGCACCAGGCTCCGTAATCTGCTGCATGTCGCAACAGTGCATCCGGGGGTAGCCCCGATGAGCCACCGGCATATGCTGACGGTGCGGGCGGCATCGGGGCTACCGTGACCATCGCTCGCGGTGGTTTACTGTCCTGAACTATCACCGGCGCTGGCGTTACCACCACCGGCGTATCCGAGGGCTTTGGTGTAGAGCTGCAGGCTGTGAGGCCCAAGCCCGTTATAGCCACAGCCAGAAGTCTGATTGTCATCGCTGACCGCCTTACTGATATTCAGTTGCAGCAGACTGCTGGTCTGCTTCAGCTTAAATTCTTTATTAGCCAGCTGCAGGGCGAGCAGGTCAGCCCGCTCACGCTGCTCTCGCTCGCCATCTCTTGCCTGCAGCAGTGCCTGCTGTCCGGCCTGAGCCAGCTGCTGGCGTTCATCCGCACGGGCCTGTTTCTCTTTGGCCAGCGCCGTATCGCCATCCGCCTTAGCGTCTTTATGCCCGGAGTCATAGCCGGTGCTGTGCAGCCACCATCCCGCTCCGGCCAGCGCCGCGCAAAGCACGACGCCGGGTAAAAGGCGGGTTAAAAGCCATTTAGCTGCGCTATTCATCCTTGCCTCCCGCAGACCGGGCAACCGGCACCTTAAGCTTCTGGTGAACCTGCACGCCTGCATGTGTTACCCAGGCACCGAGATACAGGCCCAGCGCGGCATCAGGTTGCCTGTCCATCACCACGCAGATAAGCAGCGCCAGCGAGCTGACAACCAACGCCACCATGGTGGCCGTATCGGTGGTGGACAATCGTCCCTGCGGATTAGTGATTAACTCAGCGAGACGGTTAAGGAGCGCCATCAGTACGATCCCCCGGAACATCACGCGGCTGTAGCCGGATATTGTGCAAAGGGAAGCTGGAAGTGCGGGCCATCTTTCAGCGTTTTCCAGTCGCCACCCCACTCAACGGGGATGGAAAGCTCAACTGAAGCCTGTTTGAACGCCTGCGCAATCTGCTGATAGAGCGGCATATCCCACGAAATATCACTGCCGACATACGCCACAACGTCGACCGCATGCCCGGTAAGGTGGCGGCTGTTCATAGTCTGGCTGCTGCCCTGAGCGACCATCTGTTTCTGGCGTTCCTGAGAGCGGAGGCCTTCGGTGATACCAAAATCAACGGGAGACAGTTCCAGCGCACGGCGGGTCACTTTCACCAGGTCAGGGTGAACACCCTGCAGGCGGGACTCGCTGCGCTGACTGAAGCGGAAAGAAGACATAAAAAAACCCTCACAAAGTTTGTGAGGGTTATTGTGATGGGAGGCGTAACTCAGGGCATGATACGGGGGTGAAGCGGTATACCATCAGAACAGCGCCCCCTGTGCCGGGGGAGAAACAGCCTGACGGCGGCTTGCCACAATGGCCCATGCACGGGTGTTACCGATGCCGTATTTGGGGCCGAGTACCGTGAGCGCCATACGCAATGATTCGCCATCGGCCAGCATGCTGTCAACCTCGGCGAGAAAACAGCGGTTGCGCCACTCGCGCAGCGCACCAGCGCAGCGGGGGATCACCAGCGAACTGTCACCGCCGAAACGCTTAACAAGCTGGCGGGTGTTCTCTTCGCCGATAACGTCCCGCAGCATGGCCAGACGGCGCTCGCCAGTGCCGCGCAGACCGCGACCGACAGGGAAACAGGCACCGCCAAAGCGTTCAATCAGCCGCTGCGTGGCGGGGAAGCCAATCACATCGGCTATCTGGCGGGCGGTATCCGGCAGCAGCTCTTCGAGGGATTCAAGGTCGAACTCGCGCATATTACAGCCTCCCGTGACGCTTCGCGTCAACAATCAGCATTTGCATCAGCTTACGCACCTGATCGTCATTCAGCCACTCAATCGGCTTTTTCTCGCCCAGCATGCGCTCCACGATCCCATCCAGATAACTCCACGGGCGGTTCGCCTCCGCCAGCATGGACTCAATCTTGCCCAGCATGGCTTTACGGCCCGTTGCCACGCGGGGACGGCGACCACGGTAAGACGGCGCAAAGCCCTGAGTGCGCATGTACAGCACCACTTTTTCCAGTTCGGCGGTGGTGCAGTCACGCGCCGAGCGTTTACCCGTCTGGCGGGCCAGTACATCGCGATAGGTTTCATCATCCCAGCCGAGGGAGGTTTTGCCGGTGTGAACGATACGGATCAGATTTGCTTTCATGGGTATCCCGTGGCCGTCAGATGTCCATAAGGAGCTTGAGATCAATCTTCTGCTCACCGCATAGTGGTGCGGCCTGATTAGCCATCTCGACTGCGGCCCGCATCTCCTCTTCAGCCCTGACGGCATCCTGCTGCAGAGTGGTCAATTCCGGCACATCAATAGCCACAGCACACAGGTTTTTCAAATCACCGGCTTTACGTTCCAGCATGGCAAGACTGAGGCGACGACGCTCTGCCGCGTCCTGAGCCTGTTTTTTATAGGCGGTGTACTCGCCGAGTTTGGCATAGTTGGTCATGGGAAATTCTCCGGGAATTTAAACGAAAAAGCCCCGCACAGGGCGGGGCTTGAGCCATTTTCAAATTGTGGCGAACAGTTTTAACGAATTAATTGGATCACAACTGGATAATATTGTCAATTAATAACCAGATAACATACCAGCATGATACCAGTGCCGCGAAGACTTCAAAGGCAATTCTTAACATTGATTACAGCGACCACACCACAAAAGCTGCCAGCGAACAACAAACCGCAATCACCAGGCAAATCATACAATCAGAAACAACCACCCGAACCCCCGTCAGTCGCGCATTCTGGGGCTACCGAGCACCCACGCTGCGCCCCACAACACGACCAGAACAAACGTTGCAACAACCCAGAGAGCCATAAAGTGCCTCCATCTAATCATCGTTCATACGCACCAGACACCACGCAAAAAACGTGGCAATCGGCACAGTGGCGAGATAACAGATCAGCATCAGAAACATGGGAACCTCAAAATATAATTCACTGAGGTTATTATCTGCCGTTATTGTTCAATCTTTTATCAACGAACCGACAGTGTATAAAAAAAGCCCCACAACCATCATGGTCTGGGGCTTTTAGTAATTTAAATGGTGCTACAGAGAATCGGGGACGACATCAATCCGGTATATCACAGGGACAATCTCTTTCACCAGTTCGCGCGCAAAGTCTTCATCGCCTTTCGGGACGGTAATAACCTCGTAGTCGCGTCCTGCGGGTTCACGCCTCCAGCCCTTATCCTCAATGAACTCACCCAGCACTACACTCCACCCGGCACCACATTGCAGGCTAAAGCGCGCCATTGAAAGATCATCGACCTGCGTTGCATCCTTGAAGGCCACAGACAGCAGTTTACCGCCGAGAATGTCAGTGGCAGCACTGACTACAGGCTCCCGACCATCAGGAAAATCAACTACAAATGTCATTTTACCCATAATTAACTATCCTCCCATTCAGCGCCGCGCTTCCAGTCGTCTACTGAAGCTGCAAACTCTTTTGATAGATCACGAATTTGATTAGCCTGCAGTTCCAGCAACGACATCACCCAGGTATCCAGCTCACCCCAGCACTCTGACATTTCGAGCAAATGGCGCTCGATCGTCGCCAGTCGACGCAGGTGGCTGCGGGCGGCTTTAACGTGTTCAGCATACGGATTAGCGCTGGCCATGACTTACACCCCATCTTTTCTTATGCAGGTTAACAGCAGCCTTCATCGATGCCTGGACTGTTTTATTCAGAATCCGATGATTACGGTTGTCGTAGAACCTCAAACGCGAAACGGCTGGCAGGGCCGGGCACTCAACAACAGAACTACCATCGTTAAGACGATACTCGTGCCGTTCGCCAGGCTGAGGATAAATTGCTTCGGATACTCTAAGCAGCATTATCGCCTCCCGATAGCCAGCGGCTGTAAGTCAGCGTGGCCGCCAACACCATGATGAGGGCGGGCACTTTTCCCCGCGAGATATCCAGCCCCAACGGCATCGTCGGAACCTCGACAGGACTTAGCTGATCGGGCTTCACCTTCGCAAAGTCCTTTTTCTGCATGGAGCTTTTTGGTGTAGCGCTCCAGCATGCCTTTTTCTTCTGGCGACATTCCGAAAGCGGTAACCACCCCGGATGCACCACCGACCCAACCCTCACAGAACTGGTCACCACGCGCAATTCGGGTCGCAGGTTTACAGCGTTTACAGTGTCTGGTTTGATATTCCTTGCGGGCCAGTTTCATCTGGCGGGAGAGTACATCGAAGGCATATGCCGCAATCTCAGCACGCTGGCCGGGGCCATAAAAACGCACAAACCTTTTCAGGCTGCCGGTGCTGCGCCATGAGCCAGAGAAATAGCATTCAACACCAAAGGCCCGGCAGATCATATTGGCAAGGTGGTGCATATACGCAGGGGACCTGGCTGCATCACTCGGTGCGCCTGCGCTGTCCGCAGTGTTGATCGTGGCAAATTCAACATCACTCTCACTCAGGCCATACTCGCGCATAAAGGCCTGGGCTTTTGCCATCGCGTTAGCCGCCTCTTCCGGGCTGGAGGTCCCCCTGGCGAGGCGAAGGAGCTTTTTAATTTTTGCGAGATATCTTTCTTTGTTCACGGGCACACCACCATTTCATTAAGAGAAATAAACTCATTGAATACTGTTTTACAAAAATGGCATTCCACGACGATATCGAGCTGCTGCGCATCATGGGTGGCGGCATCAGCCTTTGGTTCCATAACGGCAGTGTGCTTACACTGAGGGCATTCTGAATCAAGCAAAATATTCATCTCAGTGCCCCGTCCATTGAGCGAGCCAGACGTTTAGCTTCTTCAGGACTGGCTGGCTCAAAATGTGGATGTGCCACACCGTCAGGCGTAATTACTTCAAGTGTATGCGTCTGAAATAACCCTCCTAACGTCCAGTTACAGCCGTGGTTTTTACCTTTTTCAATAGATGGTGATGTTTTTGCGGTAAAACGGCCAATACAGCTAAATCCTATAGTCCCATTTATAGCCTCAAAATCCGCTCCAGCTCCGGCATTAATTAACATTCGACCCGACTGAATGGTGCCGCACATCGGACATTTAAAAGCATAATCTTCACGCTCTACACCCTGAGCTTTGAGTTCAGCCAAGAATTCCTCTAAAGTTAATGTTTTCATATTTTATTCCTGAAATTTGGCGTAAAACCGCTCCTGACGGTTTACGCCATAATTAAACGATGCTTAATTTCGATTTAGATTCAGCCCGCAGGCGTCAGTGTTTCCGTTTTAACAAAATAAGGAGCGCGGTCTATTTCAACAATACAGCCACATTTAAAATCACGCGCTTTATCTCTGGTTCTGACCGGATAACCGCCCCTGAGCGCTCTGCATGGCTGGTATATAAAATGACTTCCTACCGCGTGCGCCTGATTAAACGCCTTAGCTTTCATTTATCCCCCCCCAGCCACGCGCAGCTGCATTAGAACAATAAGCGATACGGGCCTCAGCCCATTGACGACAATGGCTGGTACGGGCATGACTCAAGGCAGACTGCCACAGTTCAGCTGCCTTACCCCATTCTCCATTACGCTCTGCGCGGCCCGCGCCCACAGCGTACAGCCCATAATTATTACGTGCTGCGTTCTCAGTTTTCATATTCATGTTTCAGACCCCAGCAATATCAAGTGCAATCGGGCGATACTGGTCTGAATCGCCCACGCGCTCATACACGCGAATATAAGACCGGCTTCCCACAACCTGTACAGCCTCCCCGATGGCATCCATCGCTTTTATCCAGCGTTCGTCAGTGATATCAAGACGACGCAGGGCGAGTACAGCACCGGTATTCACTTCACCTTCTTTTTCTGTCTGGAAGGCGCGGTTAATAATGGCGCGGATTTCGGGGCTGGCCCCTTCAGTCCAGTCCGTCAGACACTGGTCAATAAGGGCTTTTGCTGCCTGCAAACGTTCATCAAAAGCGATGCGATCCTGCATCGCTCGCTGAATCTTAAAACGCCCGTCAAAGGTGTGCAGGGTGACATTGCCTTTCTTGCCTCCGACATTCACGCCATACTCATTGGCTGAGAGGTCAACAAACGCGGCAATATCACCGAATCCTGCCAGTTTAAATTCAGCCAGCGCTGAATTAAGAGCGATAGCCCGCTCAACAATCTCTCCAACAAGTTGATCACGGGCCTTATCAATTGGTTTGATAAGGTGTTCCGGCGTTAACACGCCCTTTGCATCAACCCAGTAGCCAGCCGGAGCCGGGGTAGTTGTGTATTGCGCTGAAATTACGTTATTAGTGGACATTTTTATTTTCTCCGTTAACTGATTGGTTAATTTCTTTTGTTTCACAAACAGTGGTATCTAAATGTTTAAAGCCTTTTTTCGTTTCCAGCGCCGCTATAATGGACTGATGAATAAATGTGGCCTGAGCGGCTTCAAGTTCGGTGCAAGGGCCGCTGGCCTCTATACGAGTACCCACGCCTTTTTCGTCCTGCTCAATAATTATTTTCATCATAATTGCCATAACTACCTCCAGATAACAGTACAACCGTCGATATTTGATGTGCGGGTGGTTTTAACAACACCGCCCGATTTCTCAGCCACTTCAACTACTGGCCAAAGAGGGCCACTAAGCGGTGCAATAGCGTAGACAATGGGTAATTTAGGATGCCAGCCAGTCACACGTCCGCCGTGAGTCTGAATCTCCATTCTGGCGCGTGAGCGGTGGCAGTTAAGAACTTGTTTATCCATGACCCGTTACTCCATTAGTGAATTAACAGTTGCGCGTAAGTTTCGATTAACTTGACGCTGATACCCTGATTACCGATAGCGCTGGCACGAACAACACCCCGCGCCAGCTTGAACATGCGGCGATAATTGCCCTTTGAATATTTAAGGAAAGCCTCAGCAACCCCCGGAGCGGTAATAACGTCATCACCATCATCCGGCAGCAGACTGGCGAGGATGGTGTTGAAGTCTTCGACCTCGGACTTGCCCTTGTGGGCCTCAAGGTCTAACGCCATGCCCACGCGGCTGTAGAGCTGAGCAAACTCACCGCGAGACCCCTTGAGGTTAATCAGCAGGCGTGGCATGCCCGCCAGCACGATGGCGACGCCAGAACGGTCGTGGATGCGGCGCAGGACTTCCAGCGCCCGGTAAGGCAGCAACTCGGCTTCATCCACCAGGACAACCCAGCCGGTGCCCGTCAGCGCCTGTATGCACTCCTCGCTTAACTCATGAATATTGCCGTTCTTCTTCACGCCGAGGCGGGCGCACAGCTCCTGTAGCAGCACTTTGGCGGTGTAGCCGGGGTCAGCCTCAATCAGGATCGCGCCCTTATTCATCTCCACATAGCGCTTCAGCGCCATTGTTTTACCCATGCCTGCCGGGCCGTAGATCACACCAATATCGCCGTCCATATGGGTATTGTTAATCAAGCCCAGCGCCAGCCCGGCAAGATGGGTCTGAACAAAACGCTCTTTAACTTCACGGCGGCGGGCACGTTCTTCCTCGCGGCTGATAAAGTCAGCGATAGCCGACTCGACATTACTGATATTGCCGTTATAGACGCCTTTCAGATACTGAGAAATAACCGCAGTACTTAGCCCTGTTTTAGTGGCCACCTTTTTTTGGGTGTAGCCAGTCCCCTCCAGCAAGTGGATTAATTTATCTTTGATGTTCATTTAAATAACCTTATTGATGATTACTGGCTTTCTTTAAATCGCTTTCAAATTCTGATTCGAATAAATAAACCTTTTCAGGCTCGTTGTGATTCCGTTGCGGGGCAAACATCGTAACGTCAATTTCAGGCCGTTGTTCCAGTGCAGGCCGCAGTTCTTCCTGCTTGCGACGCACCTTGTCTTCCAGGTTCTTGACGCTGCGTTTAACGCGCTTCTCTTTAAGCTGCTCGATACGGGCTTTCGGGAAGGCATCGACTTTGTTGCCGTTCCAGATGGCATCACATATCCAGGTGCCGTCCATACGCCGCACGATAACGCTGTGGGGGTCATGAATATCAAAACAGACACGTACCTCTTCGCCTTCGACACTGGCCAGTTCGGTGCTGAAATAGATATTTTTAAACAGCTTAATTTCGCCGCGTCGCGCTATACAAATCTGCTCAGGTCTGAACATTTCATGCAGTTCAGAATTGGTCAGGAACTGAATTTCTTCCTTTTCCTGCTTAATAACGTGATTACGGTAGGCCAGCGGAGACCAGTGCTGCCCGTTGTTACGCTCTGGCAGGCTGCTGTGGGGGCGATTATTATGCCGCTCTATCTGCCGCTCAATCTCTGCAACCAGCTGCTCCATCGTCGGCACCTTGCGCATGGCAGAGGCCTGTACTTCATTCAGGGGCTTACCTTTCTCCAGCGCATTGACCGCTGAATCCACCGCTTTTCGGTACTTACGTTGCGCTTCCCGGTCACCAGATTTACCCACCCAGGAGCCAAAGGCCATCGCGGCACGCTTCGGTATTTCCTGGTTAAGACGTTCGATAATACCGCGCCCCTGTGGATTACCCGGAATACCGGTGGGGTGCTCAATACCGAGGCGGGAGAAAATACCGGTAATATCGGCATCAAATACGGCGTTTTTCTCACCGCCACCGTTATCGGAGTAATACATCAGCGGTACGCCGTAGCGTGATACAGCGTTACGGATGGCATCGCCTACGGCGACCTGGCTCTCGGACATGGCCAGACTCCAGCCGACCACCACGCGGGTGCGGGCGTCGATCACCAGCGTAATCTCAGGCCGGAACGGCTTGCCCGTCTCAGGGTTAATCACTTCCATCTTCATGCCGTGGCCATCGCCGACCCACACGCCATTAACCGGGATAACAGACCAGTCGCGGCGCACGAACGGTAGATACTTCTTGTAATCGGAGCCGGTTGCCCGTCCGCGCTCGCGCTCGGCTACAGGCAGCTTGTCCAGCGCATAGCGTACTGTATCGACCTTCGGTAGCATGGATAACATGATCTCGTTGTCTCCGTACTGTTCAACCCACCACTTCGCAAACTTCTCGTATGCCATCATAACGGTGGGTTTATTGGTATCGCGCCAGAAGCGCATGAAGTCCGGCATCCATGAATACTGGAATACCTCTTTTTTGCTGACCTTACCAGGTGCCAGCAGCACCATGCGTTCACCCACCGTATCCGCAGCCATCCAGGCTGAGAGCCAGCGCTGAAGCGTGGGCACGCTAACCCCGGTGCGGGTGGCACCCTTGCGGGCATTGGCGATATCTGCGGCCCGCTGCACATAATCTGGCAGCGTCCCGGCGACAGAAGCGTCGGCAATAAACTCGACCGCCTGTTTGCGCTTCATTTTGAGACCGCCATTTTCGCTGCTGTCCATCAGGCGTAACACCTCCTGAACCAGCACCATCCTCGCATCACCGACTGCTTTCTGGCTGTCGGTCAGCTCGCGCAGCTTCTTCTCCTGCAGTGCCGGGCATTTACGGTACAGCGCCAGCTCGCGCTGCACTTTCTCGCCACCGGCTCCAGCTACCAGTTCGCCTCTGGCGGTCGCTTTGACCGGAAGGGAAGCAGACTGCGCCAGCAGCTGACGAGCTAAACGGGCCTGAACGGCTTGACGTGCAGCGTCCGGCAGGCAATCAACGTGGTACTCGAAGGCTTTAGTGCCTTCACGCTTTCGCACAAAATCAGGATGGCCACTGGATAACCGAAACAGTGCTTCCCGTACCCCTTTGGTTGTTGCGGGAAGTCCGGGGATGCCCACTAACTCTTTAGCAACAACAAACATGGTTACGAAGCCCTCTGAATATAACTTTCAGTCTGGTAACGACTGGGCCAGATCTCTTGCGGTGTCACCCCCAGTGCATCTGCGACGATCTGCTGATAAGGCTTGCATGGCGTGCGCAAAACGCTTTTGAGTGAATCTTTGCTGTAACCCGCCTGGAGAGACAGAGTACGGAACGACAATCCGCGTCGGTGGATCTCCGCTTTGATGATTTCAGGGTGCCAATCGACAACCCGCTCTTCTTTTCGATTCATCATTCATCTATCCTAAAAAGTTACTCGTGCGGATAACCGCGTGGTTATCTCTACGGATAAAAGTATTGATCACGAAAAATACCAATTCAAGGTATTTTTCGTGATTTTGTAATAAATTTAATAACACCTTGTTTTTAATGGTGTTTTTTAGGAAAGAAACGTCACATGAGAAAAGAACGTTTAGGTTCTTTTCAGGAGCAGGACAAAAAACCTGTTATTGAAAGAATCTCCCAGCTAGTTAGGCGTCATAAATCACGCAGCGCTGCAGCTCGGGCTTGGGGTATAAACATCAATACGTTAAACAGTTACTTTAAAAACGATGTAGACCCACCAATGCCCAGAGAAAATTTGCTGGCTCAAATCGCGGCCTGCGAAGGGGTTAGCTTGGAATGGCTTCAAGCTGGTGACAATGAAACACCAAAAACACCAAGCAATGGTGATGAACTTACACGGATGCTTGATTTCCTCACTAAGGATGAACGAACCCGTTTGGCAACTATGCTGGCTCGAAAGGGGGTTGAAACCGTTCTATACCTACTTGACGAGGATAATATTAAGTTACTGAAGATGGATCGCGTGGTGAAAGAGAAGATATTAGGCATTCAGCATAGAACACCAGAGGATATGGCTCACGATGATGCAGAGGCTAGAGAGTGTGGTGCCGATAATCTTGGCGAAGCACTCCCCCAGAGCCTAACATCCGATAAGAAAGTAGGCTAA